TGGTGAAATTCCAGTGGACCAGGGTGAGACAAAAGGCTTGGAGGGAAAAGCCCGACCACATGGAAGCCATCCGCGTCAGGGCCACCCAGTCCGCCGCCAACGCCAAGGCCCGCAACCTGCAGAGGCTGATCCATACCCTCGGCGCCTGCCCGGCGACCCTGACCACCGACGAGCTGCGGTCTATGGTGACGAACTCAAACTACAAGGGGACGTTCCATAGCATGACCAACAAGCTGCGCCGGCATCGCCTGATGAGCTACGACGCGGCGGCCGGCGTCTGGGTTAACCACTGCGTTCCCGAGCGGGAACAATCCTAGGCAGTACGCCACATCTGGCGGGTAATGTTCCCGAGCGGGCACTAACACGCCACGCACGGCGTCTTGTTTTTGACACACCAAACACAAGTTTGTTTTCGGATAGCACGGCAGGGTATCGGCTTACGCACCTACCCCCTTCTGACCCCCTAACCTTCGTCCTAACCTTTTGTCCTTACCCAACCCCAGGGGCTGGTCATTACTATGCCCATACATGCGCTACGTCCTCGACCTTGCCACACGCGGCGAGCTGTACGTTGACACCTCCTTTGTGTCGGCCGTGGAGGTCGTGGAGATCGTGAACATCGAGAAGGAGAAGGGCACGGGGTTTGACCGATACGGCATCAACGCGCCCGAGAAGGAAACGCACCAGCGTCCCGGCATGGTGGTCCACATCGACGGCGAGAAGTTCACGTGCGAGTACGACGCCGAGTTCCTGGACGAGTGGATGAGTGAGTCGGAGGGGCCGATACACTGATGCCCGGGCTTAACGGCTTTGACTACGCGGTAAGCAAGGAGGACCGCCAACACGCCAAGCGCTACGACGCCTGGTTCAAGTCCCTGCCCAAGGTGCAGCAGGACAAGCTGCGCGAGGAAGGCGCCGGCCCTTACTGCGAGGCCCGGGTGCATGACCACGTCTTCCCGATCTACGAGCAGGCGGCCATCTGGGCGTACAAGCCCAACGACGTACGCGTCGAGCAGGATGAGTTCATCTCCCGCGAGCAGGTGGCCAACATCGTTAACGACGTGGTGCAGATGCTGGGCTATACGCGTGACCCCAAGGTGCGCCGGCACTGGGAGCTCATGCGCCTCATCCTCCGGGCACCTGGTCATCTCAACGGCAAGGAGATCGGCGAGATGTTCGGCGTGACGAAGCAGGCCATCAGCATACAGGCCAAGGGCATGCTGGCCTTTGTGGACAAGCGGAGGCAGGCGAGCGTGCAGGCGCAGCTAGACGCGGCGACAATGCCCCCAACCCCCTCCGGGCAGGGAGTCTCCTCAGACCCCCCCCGGCGTCCGCGTGGCTCCGACACCCCGTCGAAAAAAAGAGCGAGTTTTCCGCGATTTTCACCGATTGACCGACCACCCCGCAAAAAATGACGCTTAAGCTCAAGGAATTGGCCTCAGGCTTGGGACTGACCACGCAGCGCGTCAGCATCCTGCTCAAGGAGGGCATGCCCGGTGAGAGCGTGGACGCGGCAAAGGTTTGGCGGGAAGAGCGGACGGCCGCGAAGAAGCGGGGAGCGCCCAAGCCCAAGGTGGCGGAGCTCGACGACGGCAGTTTGGCCGACACGATCGAGGAGCACCGGGGGCTGGTGGGTCGGGCGCGTGGGGTTTGGGAGGCCGCGATGGAGATGGGCGACCCCAACCAGGGGAAGTACCAGACCGCGTACAACCAGAGCCTCAAGACGCTGATCGCGCTGGAGGAAGAGCAGGAGCGCCGCGCCCTGCTGGCCCGCGACTACATCAAGGCGAGCGAAGCGCAGGAGGCCATGATGCGCATCGTCGGGGAGGTCATCGCACGGCTGGACAAGATGCCGGCGGAGATCGGGGAGTCGTGCAACCCCAACGACCCGCCGAAGGCCATGGAGGTGTTGGCGGCTTGGGTTCGGAAGACCCGGGAGGACCTGAGCCAGTGAACGGGACCGAGCTGCTGGCCATCGGCCGCAAGGCAATGAGCCCGCCCGACAACGCCGACCCGGTGCGGTGGCTTGCAAAGAACGTGACCAACATTCCCGACTCGCCTTTCAAGGGCGGCTACCGGCCCGAGCGCTGGCCGTGGATTGCGCACGCGATCCGCATCTTCAGCGAGCCCTCCACGCGGGTGATGGTGATGCCCTGGGCAATCCAGTGCGGCAAGACCTTGACCATGCGCCTGCTGGCGACGCACCTGATGGCCAACGATCGGGGCAACATGGTCATCTACATGGACAACCAGGACAACGCAAAGGACTTCACCCTGCGTTACCTGCGGCCCATCTTCAACGTGGTGCCGGCGGTGCGGGACATCCTCTCGCCGAATGACAACGCGAAGAGCGACACCATAGACTTCGCCGACGGCACGATTGTGTACAACAACAGCGCGACGACGCACAAGGACTTGCAGCGCATCTCGACGCGCTACGTCTTTGGCGATGAGCTCTGGCAGTGGCCGAAGGGTGCGCTGCAGGAGTCGATGGCCCGCACAAAGGCGTACGAGTGGACGAGCAAGAAGCTCTACGCGAGCCAGCCCGGTCTAGTGGGCGACGACTTCGCGAACCTGTACGGCACGACGGACCAGCGTGAATGGCAGTTCAGGTGCGTGGCCTGCGGGCATCTCCAGCCCTGGGTTTGGGAGATGGTGAGGTTTCCCGACGATGCGAAGACGGAGGCCGGCTGGGACCACCGCAAGGTCGAGGACGGCACGACCTACGAGTGCGCCAAGTGCGCGGCCCGCCTGCCCGACACGAACGACACGCGGATCAGGTGCAACGCCGAAGGGGAGTTCGTCCCCATGACTGTCAGCCAGAAGCGTGGCTGGGTTGGCCTGCACGTCAACGCGCTGGCCTCGACGAGCTGGGGGTCGTTGGGCGTGGACATGCTGAAGGCCAAGGAGGCCAGCGACACGTACGGCGACGAGGAGCCCCGGCGCATCTTCAAGCAGAAGTACCTTGCCCTGCCCTGGAGCGACGACGGGGGCACGATGGTTACGGCCGCCACGGCCAGCGACTACGCCCTTGCGGACGAGTGGGAGGCCGAGGCCATGATCACCCCGAAGGCCACGCTGGCCGACAAGAAGGATGCGCCGCAGGGGTCGGTGCCTTTCAGGACAGCTGGAATAGACTGTCAACGGGGGCACTTCTTTGGGGTGGTCCGCAGCTGGAGCAAGACCGGGCACAGTCGGCTGCGGGCCTTCGCGCGGCTGGAGACTTGGGGCGACGTGGAGAACTTCACCAAGGTGCACGGGGTGCATCGTGCCTTGGTCGTGGTGGATGCCGGCGACAACGCGCAGGTGGTCTATGCCGAGACAGCGAAGCGTGGGTGGAAGTGCGCCAAGGGTTCGGGCCAAGATGACTTCACTGTCAAAGGTCGGGACGGCCAGACCAGCAAGCGCTTCTATTCCGACGTGCAGAGCTACGTGGTGCCCGGGCAGGCAAACCGCGCCCGCCTGATCGTCTGGTCGAACCTTGCTGGCAAGGACCTGCTCTCTGGCCTGCGGGTACGCAAGGTGCACACCTACGCCCGCGACACTGTGGCCGACTACGTGGAGCAGATGAACGCCGAGGTGCGGGTGCGGGACTCGCGCACGGGGAAACCGCAGTGGATTTTGCCCGCCGGCAAGAAGGACAACCACGCCCTGGACTGCGAGCTGCTAGCCATGTTGGTGGCGGTCCGCTGGGGTATCGTGGGTCGGGAGGGGGCAGGGGAGGCCGCGCCGCTCGATGCCTGACTTGACCTTTCTGCTAGTGTTGGCACCTTTGTTGCAGGACTGGCCGATGGTGCGTTGTTGGGGTGCTGTAATGGCTTGCGGCGCTCGGGTGCATGGAACACGTCGGCCAGTCCCCTCTTTACCCCCTGCCCAAGGTTAAGAACCACCATGGCCCAAGGACTCCTAGTTGGCTTGACTGAAGACGAATTGCTGGCGATCCGTGCCAAGGCGGTCTCCGCGATCACGACTGGCCTGAACGTCGTGTCGTACTCCGACTCCGGGTCGAGCGTGTCGAAGCAGTGGGCCCTCCAGCCCAAGGAGATGTTGGACGAGGCCAACCACGCCCTATATTTGCTGGACCCACTGGCCTACGCGTCCCTGCGCCGGACTTCTGTCGTGGCCGTCCGTTGGGACGCTCGCAGCTTCTAATTTATGCCCCCCCGCAAGAAGACCATCAAGGCCGTCGAAGTTCCGAAGCCCGCCGCCGGCGCGCAGGGGGTTCCGAAGGCGCAGGCCGCCCAGGCGTGGTCCTCCAACTTCCAGAACGCGGGGATGTCGTTCGCCCGTCGGGCTTGGTACGGCTCGACGCCGCAGGACGCCCGCAAGGACGTTAGCCAGTACGATCGGCAGTCCCTGCTGCAGAAGGCTCGGTACGCGGAGAAGAACTACCCCAGCATGGTGCAGTACGTGAACGACATGGTCATGTACGTCGTCGGTGACGGCTCCAAGCCCACTAGCCACGCGGCCGACCCGGCCAAGGCTCGCCTTTACGAGGACTACTACTACCGCGCCACGCGCAAGGCCGACATCACCGGGCGCTACACTGGCGAACAACTCCAGCGGATCATCGTCAACACCTGGGCGGTGGACGGCGAAGTCTTCGCCCTCAAGGTCACTGATGCCCAGGGCAAGGCGACCACGCAGATCATCGAGGGGCACCGGGTGGTCAACCCGACGATGCCCAACCAAGTCACCCCCGACACGTGGGACGGCTTTGTCTTCGGCAAGTACGGCGAGGTCATCGGCATCTGGGTGCAGTTCGGTGAAGGCCAGTACGAGCTCAAGAAGTCCGGCACCTATTTCCACATCGCCGACTTCAAGCGTGCGAGCGGCGCCCACGGCCTGCCTCCCATGGCCCACGCCCTGAACTCGATGCAGGACCAGACCGAGATCATCGAATTGGAGAAGCGGGCCACGAAGCAGGTGACGGACGTCCCCTCTATCCTGACCAAGAACGGCGGGGCTATCGACGACAGCATGGCGGCCGACCTGAACGGCACCGCCTCTTCCGACTTCGGCAACATCGGCGCCCAGATGGGCGGCAAGCTTCTGGTGCTGGAGCCCGGGGAGGACCTGAAGAGCGTCGCCCCCAATTTCCCGCGCCAGAGCATGGAGATGTTCAACGCGGTGCTCGCCCGCATGATCGCGGCGGGTGGCCTTCCCTACGAGGTGGTGAACGACGGCAGCAAGGCCGGCTCCGCCCTGGTACGCATGGTGCTCGGCAAGGCGGACCGCTACGTCGGCGACAAGCAGTGCATGCTTCACGACTGCTACCTCATCCCGGACTGGCAGTGGCGCATCGGCTCGGCCATCGCCGCCGGCGAACTTCCCGACGACCCGAAGTGGGCGGACGTTGAGTTCAGCGTGCCCCAGTCCCCGAGCATCGACAACGGCCGCGACAGTGCGAATGACCGCGAGGACCTGCGTGCCGGCCTGACGTCCTTCTCCGCAATCGCCAAGAAGCGGGGCGGTGACTTCCGCAAGACCTTTGCCGAACTGGTGGAGGACATCCTCTACGCCAAGGAAGTGACCGCCGCGACCTCCGGCAAGGTGGCCTTTGAGGAGGCCATGCAGCGCTTCACCAACATGCAGGCCCCCGCGAAGGAAGCGGAGGAAAGCCCCGAGGATGAGGCCGAGGACGAAGCGGAGGACGAGATGGAGTCCGGCACGTCGGCCATCCCCGACGACGAAACCAACGACATCCCCGACTAACCTTTACCCATGCGCCTCATCTTCTCCAACGGCCTCAAGGGCCTAGAGCCCCTGCTTATCGACCCCACCAAGGCCAGCGACTACGCCGCCCGCCTGGACAAGTACGGCTTCAGCGACGTGCTGTCGAAGCTCTTGGGCGCCCGCCCCGAGGCTTACGTCACCCCCGACGGCAAGGGCGTCATCCCCATCGACGGCCCGATTGGTCGCGGCATCTCGCCCTTGGAGGGCATGCTTGGCGCCGCCGACGTGCTGGCCATCTCCAAGGCCATCGACGAGATGGAGGCCGACCCGGCCGTGAAGAAGATTGCCTTCCGCGTGAACTCCCCGGGCGGGA